TGAGAAGATATCTGAGTTACAGCGTTTAAACATTTTGATTAACCGAACCAGAGAAGAGGTGGCCCGTGATAACGTCACTCAAGCAGAAATGGACAAGTTTGTTGAACACATTGATCAGCGCTTTAACAAACTTGAAGCAAAAATTGATCTCCTTATGCAAAAGGGGTAAGTGATGGGGAAAAATACTCAACGTGATTCGCTCATGGATCGCCACGAGGAGGCGGCACAAAAAGCGGCTAAAGGTGAAATAACTAGCGATTATTTGCGTTTGCAATCTTATGCCCCATCATATCAAGGCAAAAGAGACACGTATGAAAATACTTTGAAAGCCTTACAAGAAGCAGATACTGATTTGATGCGTGAAGAAAAAAAGTCTGCTCGTGCTAAAGGTATGAAATCAGGCGGTTCTGTATCTTCAGCCTCTAAACGGGCCGACGGGATTGCTGTTAAAGGCAAAACTCGTGGAAAGATGGTGTAAATCATGAAATCAGAGCGCACAAAGATGATCGAAGATTCAAGGGTAGATCCCAATGAGGATTTTATGACTCGTGGCATTCGTGGTGCTATGCGTGGTGCAGCACTGGCTGGAAGCCGGATTGGTGATTTTGTAAAGCAGGGCATAGATGACCAGAAGCGTGGTCTTCAGTCTACGGCTGATGCTCTTAGTCGGGCGTTTGGTACAGAGCGTGGCAAACAGTTAGATAAAGAACTGGGATTTAGAGATGCAATGGGGGAAGAAAGATTTCTCCCTAATACTACTGCGCCCCAAAGAGCCGAAATTCGCAATATGCAATATCTGAGAGATCAGTTGCAACAGGCTGACTCAGAAAAACGCAGAGAAACTAGAGGCATGAAAAAAGGTGGAAAAGTCAAAGTATCGTCTGCTTCTAAGCGGGCTGATGGGATTGCTTCTCGTGGCAAAACCCGTGGAAGGATGGTCTAGCGTGAGCGCAAGTCAAATCCTTGGGATATTAGGCACGATTGCGGCTTCCAAATTACAGCGTCCTCCAAAAGAGGAAAAGCCAAAGGAAGAGCCAAAAGAGGAAAAACCGGAAGTCAAGACTGAAAGCAAGAGATCTGGTGGCTATGTGAAATCCGCCGATGGTTGTGTAATTCGGGGTAAAACGAAAGGCCGGATCGTTTAATGTATTTGACAAGCAACATTCCGTATTTCAAATGTTGGGTTAGAAAAGAGTTTACAAATGGGCATCAGGGGTATCACGGGGAATATGTACACGCATTAGCAGTAGCAGTAACAACCATCCCCGATAGGTGCCTTAGTTTTCAAGTCATATTTACTGGGTGTGAAGCAGATGATGGCAGTCAACCAAATGTACATGGCGGTGCAATGTGGGCAAGGATGCCGATTACCGCTTTGGTTGGGGATATACCGCTTGAGCAATGGCCTGAGCGTATGCAAACCCATCTGGCACAGCCTTGGGACTGTAGTTCGTATAGCCACGGGGTCGTTAAGATTGATCGGGCGCAACCCTCTCCGTGGCTTTGTAAGATCAATAACGAGTTTCACACCGGTCGGTATTTGTTCACGGTTGATTATGCTGAGAGCGAGGTTTCAGAAGACCCGTCCCAGCACAAGCAAAGCCATGTACTTATACTGACTGATGCAGGAAAATGGACGGGAAACATAGTGGCATTACCGAATAATCGAGTGCGAGTTACCAGCCCAGCGTATTGGGTTACTGGACAAGGAGCGCCTGATTTTAAACCCAGCCAATGGATTCATTGTGCAGAGCAGGATGATTCGTACATGAACCCAGAGGTAACTTTTAATAACTTGTATAAGGAGTCTAAGAAATGATGAAGTCCAAGATGATGGCTGGTGGCGGGATGATGAAAAAGATGGCCTCTGGCGGTATGCCGATGGTTATGAAGGACGGCAAAAAGATCCCCGCATTTGCGGCTGACGGCGAAGGCAAGATGGCTAAAGGTGGGATGGCTAAAACAAAGATGGCGGCAGGCGGCGGCATGATGAAAAAAGGCTATGCTTCTGGCGGCATGATGTCCAAGATGAAAGCAGGCGGCGGTGCTTCTAGCGCTTCTAAGCGAGCCGACGGTGTTGCTATTAAAGGCAAAACCAAGGGCAAACTGCTTGCTAAGGGCGGCATGACCAAATGAGACCCAGCCGTGGGATGGGGATAATTAACCCCTCTAAGATGCCAAACGCTAAGACGATCAAGCGGAAAGACAAACCGCAGGACGTTGAGATGTTTGCCAAGGGTGGAGAGTCTCGTGTAAACGAGGCCGGTAATTACACTAAACCCGGACTACGGAAATCTATATTTGAACGTATTAAGGCTGGCGGTAAGGGTGGCGCTCCGGGTCAATGGAGTGCCCGTAAGGCTCAAATGATGGCTCTTCAATATAAAAAGGCGGGCGGTGGTTACAAAAACTAGTTTTCCTATCTACGATTCCAAAAAAGATGGAAACGTATTTGATTGGTTAATTAGCACATCCCAAGATTTTAGGAAGATTAGACAAAGAGAACGAAATGCCGAACTTGAAAAAGCCTCAACAAAGTCTGAGGGCATGGACTCAACAAAAGTGGAGAACTAAAAGTGGCAAACCTTCTACGCAAGGATCGCAGGCTACAGGGGAAAGATACCTCCCGTCCAGCGCCATCAAAGCGCTCTCCCCGCAAGAGTACGCCGCAACCACGAAAGCCAAGAGAGCCGGTAAAGCCCAAGGAAAGCAGTTTGTTCCTCAGCCTAAAGGCGTGGCTAAAAAAGTTGCTCCGCATAGGAAAATAGGATGACCACATCCGGCACCACCTCTTTTAACCTAGACCTCAATAACCTCTTAGAAGAGGCTTTTGAGCGTTGTGGCTCGGAACTTCGTTCGGGTTACGACCTTAGGACAGCAAGACGCAGTTTAAACTTACTCACTGTTGAGTGGTCTAACCGGGGGGTTAACCTTTGGACTATTGAGAACGGAGAAATCCCTCTTGTAGCCAACCAGATTTCTTACGAACTCCCGATAGACACAATTGATCTTCTTGAGCACGTGACTCGTACAGGAACTGGTGCAAATCAAGCCGATCTAACGATCACCCGTATTAGTGTTTCTACCTATGCCACGATCCCAAATAAGTTAGCAACAGGCCGTCCTATTCAGGTTTGGGTAGACCGTCAGTCGGGCGCTACCTACCCTCCCGGCGGAAGACCCGAGGGTACAAATACAACCACCGGGGTTGACCATCCCCAAATCTATGTATGGCCCGCCCCGGATCAGAGCAATTTTTACACGTTCGTATATTGGCGTATGCGTCGGATTCAAGACTCTGGCAACGGCGTTACTACACAAGACATACCTTTTAGATTTTTAAACTGCATGGTTGCCGGGTTGGCATATTACCTTTCTATAAAGATTGCCCCTGATCGCACCGCTGTTTTGAAGTCTCAATATGATGAACAGTGGGCATTTGCCTCTGAGGAAGATAGGGATAAATCTGCCGTTCGTTTTGTTCCTAGAAGAATGTTTATTGAATAATGGGAAATAAATTTGCTTCTGGAAAAAATGCGATTGCCATGTGTGATCGCTGTGGGTTCCAGTACAAGTTAAAGCAGTTGAAGGGATTGATCATTAAAACCAAGAACGTAAATATCTTGGTTTGCCCTTCTTGTTGGGAACCGGATCAGCCCCAGTTGCAGTTAGGGATGTATCCAGTAGATGATCCGCAGGCTTTAAGGAATCCACGTAAGGACACCAGTTATTTGCAGGGTGGTTTAACAGGATTACAATTATTGGCTACCAGTACACCAGTTGTTAATAGTGACGGAACCCCTTCTGGTGGTAGTAGGCAGATTCAGTGGGGCTGGAATCCCGTGGGTCTTGGAAATTCTTTAGATTTGCCCATCCCTAATAATTTAATTGGGGCGGGTCAGACAGGCGCAGTGACAGTAACAATTACTTAAGGAGCACATATGAAACATTCAGATATATCAAAAGACAAGCCGATGATGGAAAAGGTTGCTCAGAAAGCCGTCAAAGGCCATGAGGTCAAAATGCACGGCGTTAAGAAAATGGCTAAGGGTGGGAAAACCAACCTTCAGATGAAGCAATTAGGTCGTGGGATGGCAAAAGTTGCCAATCAAAAATCCTCATCTTTTACATATAAAAACGCAGGAAGGGGTCGATAATGTTTAATCAACCTAAGCCCGTGCCGGTTCCAAATACTGGGGGATACCCTAATAACGTGCCTAATACGCAAACCCAGAAAACTCGTGGTACTGGGGCAGCGACTAAGGGTACGGGCCACAGCAAAAAAATGGGGTAAGTTGTGAACTACTCGACGTTGTTTCAGACCATACAAGCCTACGCTGAGAATAACTTCCCAGATACGGTGGTCGCAACTACCACTGCTACGACGACATCTTTTCTCACAAAAGATCAGGTGGACACGTTTATTCGTCAGGCCGAGCAGAGGATATATAACAGCGTCAACCTCCCGGTAATGCGGGAGAACGTAACTGGTACTTGTACAACAGGTAATAGGTTCTTAGCCACGCCCACAGATTGGCTTTCCACGTTTTCATTGGCTCGAATCAATGCTAACGGCAGTTACGATTACCTGCTAAATAAAGACGTTGAGTTTATTCGGGAGTCTTTCCCCATTCCTGCTACTACAGGCGCTCCCACTCATTACGCTATTTTTGATGAGAATACGTTCATTTTAGGGCCGACTCCAGACGCAGACTACACTATGGAGTTGCTTTATTACGCCTATCCGGCATCTATTGTTACGTCGGGTACAACTTGGCTTGGGACTAACTTTGATTCTGTTCTTCTTTATGGTTCATTGTTAGAGGCATATGCGTTTATGAAGGGTGAGAAAGATGTCAATGACAACTATGTAGCCCGGTATAATGAAGCGCTTGCCATGTTGAAACAACTTGGCGAAGGCAAAGAC